TCTTACCATTACGTTTAGTAGTTGTGTTCTCTACGTCTAGCACTAACCTCATGCTGTATACTGCGCTATGTCGCCTGCTAATTGACAAGTGACACGACCATGAAAGCCGCCCTTCAATTTGTTTTTGGCTATGTTTAAGTGTCGTTCCATATCATCCGCCTCTCCTCCTTCCACTATCCTATTCTTCCCTATCAATATCATTAGGTCAGCTTCAGCCGCCTTACCTGTCTTACTACCCTCTAGCATAGATTGATCTGGCATAGCTAACCCTTCGGCTGCAGCACTTAATTGTGACAACCAGAACACAGCACAGTTATATTCTTTAGCTATGTTTCTAGCGTGTATGGTAGCATCTCTTAGATATACATCTGACTTGTCACTTGTTCGAGGAGCAAACTTATCTCCCATGTCTAGTACTAATATGTCTGGCTTAGTTGCTTTAACTACTGCTTCGACCCAACTGAGATCCTTACCTGTTGAGTCCCTGATATGTATATTAGAGTTTACCTTGTCGTATCTCAATGCCGCCTTTGCATAGTTACCTTTTATGTCATCTAGTGTCATAGTAGTAGCCGCTGATAAATACCTAGAGCCTACCCTATGTGCCGCCTCTTCATTACATAGAATTACACACTTAGCTCCCTGATCAGCAAAGCCATGCGGGGAGGCTATAATAGAGGCATGGAAGCTAGTCTTACCTGCATTAGGTCTAGCTCCTACTATTATAAAGTGTCCCTTACTAATGCCCTCTACATTACGTTTAAGTGTAGGTATGTTAAACTTCCATTGTGTCTCTTCAGCGTTAGCTTGTAGCAAGGCATCTATACTCATATCTTCAAACTCTACTCTTAGGTTAGGGGTAAAATCATTTTGGTACTGGTCAACAATCTTTCGTAAAGACTCTAAACTATTCTGTGTACCATTAACGAAGTCAAAGCCGATGTTAGCTACTTCTTCACCCACCACTTGCTGAAACATCCTAGAGATAACTTGCGTAGCTACCTCATTATTTAATGCACTGCTGTTAGCTATCTTCTGAAAGATCTTTTGGTACTGCTCTTTGTTAGATGTAGTGAGTGTCTTGTTGGTTGCATAGAACAACGCCTCAAGATCTGCTAGGGATAGCCCTTGATCGTATGTCTCCATTGCATAGTCTAATGTTTGTTTTACTTTCCTAACATCCTTAGTAAATATTTTATCGGGGCATCGTATTCCCTTATGTAATTCATAGAATTCTTTATTCATTAAAGTTTTTAATAGTGATAATTCTGTCATGCTACCTTTCTTCTTCTTCCTAAAAATGATCCTCTGCTATCCCAACCTATCCACCTCATTGGTAGGGGCCACAGATACCACTGTGTTGATCTGCTCTTACCATCGTTCCAACATTCTTTAACTCTGCCCCAACTACCAACTTGGCACAGTCCCACACAAGCGGGGTAATGTGCTTCTTTGGACGCAGTAGTTAGATTGTTGTTTAACCACAAAGTATATCTAATCTGTGTAAGTCATCTGATTTCCTATACTTTATATCGTCCTGCAAACGCATTGCAATAGTGTCTATTCCTGTCCAAGACTCTATCTCTCGTCTATACTCCAAGGTCTTGTGTGTGGCATCTGGGTCGAGTGCTACTATAACTCGAACAAAATCTTGTATGTATTCTATGTGGGTACTACTTAATGATGTACCTAAGATAGCCATACCTGTGACATTTTGACACACACTAGATATAGTGTTAGCACTAATGACATCCTCAACAATAACCACAATACCATTGGGCTTTCCTTGACAGGAAGTGTAGACAGGTGCGTTGCCTGTATATCTAAACCACTTAGGTATTCCACCATCTAAAGCTCTACCTGTCGCATCAATAAGACTGTTGTTACTTCTGATAGGAAACACTGCACGTTTATCTTTAACGTCAAAGAGTATCTCAACATCGTGTAAGTCCCAACGATCTATAAATGTTTGTAATGCTTTATTGTTTTGTGATGGTGCAATTACATATTCTGGTATTACCCATAGGTCTGCTGCTTTCTTCTTGCTGAGTGCTACATCTCGATTGCGTAACCTTTCTTGTATCTCAGCAACCGATAAAGATACAGGTATCGCACTGGATGTATGACAGCTTAACTTATAACATCTGTATAAGATTAGACCATCAATGTTACTAACACTAAAATCATTTGAACTATGGCAGACAGGACAGGTGCATCTAACACTCTGCCCATCCGTTAATCCTAAGTCTAAGACAAACTCCCTAACGTTCATCTAAGTTCCTCCCTTCTGATGCCTTCACTGCACCACTATATGTATTGACTAGATAACGTTTAGCGGAGGACGGTGATTTATGCCCACTTACTTGAAGAATACCAGCTAAGTCAACACCAAGCTCAGCCATCTCAGTAATAGCGGTACGCCTTAGATCCCTAGCTGTTATTTCTTTAGGTAAGTTAGCTTCAGCCTTAACCGCATTAACCAAAGCGGATATTTCTTTTTCTTTATAGTGCGTATAAGACTGTGCAATTGGGCGTACCCTGGGTGCAACATATTCTTGAAAGCCAAAGTCTTCCTGCTGTTGCCGCAACATCTTAGTTAAAGTATTTGTTATAGGTAGATGTACTTCTGTGCCTGTCTTGCTTTGAACTATGTTTACTCGTCTGTTATCTAAGTCTAAAGAACTCCATTTTAATTTACGTATATCACCAATACGTTGTCCCCAATCGTATGACATATGTGATATTAGTCCAATGCTCCGCCACTTAAAGTTTGAGTAAGCTACATCCAAGAATGTCTTAACATCGTTGCGTGACCATTTAATACTTCTAATGTTATCAACCTTGCGGGCTAAAATAGAGACAGGGTTTTTGTCTGTTATCTCTCTTCGCATTGCATATTTGAATACAACACTAAGCACTGCCGACCTAAGATTAGCTGTACGTTTACCTACCACTAACCATTTCTCATACGCTTCCGTCAAATGTTTTATACTAACGTCCTTTAGTTTTACGTTACCTAGCTGTACGTTGCCCTGTACAGGGGTCAAACAAACATGTTTAAGTTGCCTAGTGTAGCTCTTTTGTGTGTTAGTTTTAAGTCCTGCAAAACCTGCTGACTTATGGTAGTACTCCACCATTGTATTCAGTGTATCTTTTTTTGTTGGCTCTCTCATTTGTTTTAATCCTTATCATCTGGGAATTCATTATATGCTTTAATAGTACTAAATATAAAAGCAACTACTAGAACAACTATTATTAATATCATTATAGGGTCATTCGGCATCTTATCTCTCCTTCTTAATATATGTTATGCCCATACAAACAGGACACGTTTCAGCATTGACACTAGGGTTATCTGGGTCGGGTGGGTAATGTTCTAATTCATACACTATCCCACGCCCATCACAGTTAAAGCATTTGTGTTGCTCCCCTGTCATTTGTTCTGCTCCCTATGTATCTCTCGTTGTTCTACAATTAGTAGTCGCTCCTTGATACACCTAACTTGTGCAATCAAGGAAGCTATTTGTTTTTGATCTTCAGTCACAGCCTCTCTCCTCTACTTGTTTTAAACTAATCAATCTACTCTGCGCGTAGGCATAAGCCTTATGTAACTCTTTGATCTCATGCTCTAAGTATGATGTCTCGTACTCAAGATTTTCTATTTCACCACATAAACTCATAGTACTCCCTCTCTAACGATGTTTTCCTTATCTGTTACCCAATACCTTTTATAGTTATTTTTAGTTATGGGATGCTTACGCCACGCCCCAAGTATAACGTAACCTTCAGCGCGTAATGTAGATATAACTTTACTCAGTGAAGCTATCTGATAATCCAGTAGAGCCTCTCTATTAGTTATACTTCCTGTAATCTTTAGGTGATTAATAACCTGTTCAGTCTGTATCATTTACTTTCCTTCCTGTTGTTGTTTTAGTATGCGTGTTATGAGAGTTGTTGCATCTTTAGTTTGCCCTCTCCGTAGCATGTCATGCGCCCAAGCTAGGTTACCCCTGTCATTCCTATCTAACTCCCCCTCAGTGGGCGTATCTGGGGCTGTGGCGGTAGGTTCTGGGGTTGTTGTAGTAACCTTAAACTTAGTTGCCAGTGCCATCACCTCATTCTTCAGCCCTTTGATTAACTCTTGGGCCTCCAAATGTGTGTACTCATATTGTCCCTTTCGGGATAGGTTGCCCAATAGTTTTATTGACTTCAAAGTCTTAGGTAAACGGCTATCGAGTAGCCGCCTAAATGTTTCTCGTTTAGTGTTATCCATTAGTTATTCTCCTCTCATAAATGTGTGGTAACTTGGGGATAGCTGACTGTTACCTTTAACGATCCGCCCTGATCCTATCATGGTCAACAAAGAGTCACGCACCTGTGCAGATCTAAAACCTGATCCACATTTGTTAGCTATCTCGATGGCGGTTAAGGGTAGCTTATTACTATCTATAATTGATAGGACTAGGTTAGTTCGTTTTATTTGATCTTTGCTTTGGAAGTGTTGGGAAGGAAAGCGATCCGTTTCAGACGCACGTTGCCATGATGCACATTCTTTACGCATCGCCTTGCCTAGTAACTCCTCGTAATACTTTGGCGTATACTCACGCGGCTTAAATGCGTTACTAAAATCTAAGAATTCATTCATCTTTTTTTCCTTTACTTTACTTTACAAAATAATAACTTGATTTACATTCGGGGCAAAAAACTTTAAGCTCGCCTGTCTCTTCATCAAATATAAAGTCGTCACTCTCCGCGTGGTCCGTACCTTCATACTTACAACACAAACATTCTGATACATCTCTAGTTGGGTCATCATAAATATCCCATTCTATATTTTTCCTGTCAGATAGTTCCATATTTCTTGCTCCTTTTCTGATTAAAAATCTGATTAACATTTGTTGGAAGTGATGTAAAGCTATCATTTCCTTTTATCAGTTTATATTTATAGTGGGCGTAGTAAGCCCTCTCGTTTAGAAATAATA